GGTTGGCAATCTGCTGCGGTGCGAGGGTCGGCGCCGCCGTCATCGTGCCGGGTGCCTGTCCTGGGCCTGCGCCAGGCGGTGCTGGTGGAGCTGGTGGAAGTGGTGCAACAGGAGCAGTTGGCAGTGTTGGCAACTCACCTGTCATGTCTTTAAAGGCCTGCAATGCCTCTGTTGCATCGTCAGCTTTAAACTTGACGCTCTCAAAGAAGGCGTCGGTCTTCCCCTGCAATCCATCCAGCCACCCGCCGATGTTGCTATCAACTCCGACGGCGTTCAGGAACGCATCGATGCCACGTCCGATGCTCTCCAGTGCGCCGAGGAACGTGCGGGTGATGGTCTGCCAAATGGTGATGCTAATGTTGGCGAGGTAGCCAAGGGCGCTCTTCCAGTCGCCCTTGAGCAGGCTGCTAAATGCCTGGAACAGGTTGCCGATGATGCCGAGGACGCCCCGGAATATGCCAAAGACCATGTCCATGACGTTGCCCACGATGCCGATGAAGTCGTCGCCGAATTCGTTCCATACCATCTGCAGGAACCCGACGAACATGGTCCAGATTTCCTTGATGTTGTCGACGGCAGTCATCACCGTCTGCTTCAGCTGGTCCCAGGTCTTGCTCCCGTCGCCGCTGGTGAAGTATGCGTGGATCTGGTCCCAGTTGGCAATGATGAGGGCAATGGCTGCGGCGATAGCTACGGCCACTCCGGTAATTGGGTTTGTAAGAAGCGTGGCGTTGAGGGCAATGCCGGCGGCCTTAGCTGCAGCCATGGCCACCTGTATGCCTGCCATAGCCTTTGAGTAAGCAGCGAACGCCATGATAGCCGGGCCGATGGCTGCCGCGATGCCCGCGATGGCCACGATGGTCTTCTGAGTGCCCTCGTCCAGGTTCATGAACTTGGCCGCCAGCTCCGTCACCTTGTCGATAGCGGCAGTCACGTACGGCAGCAGGATGCGCCCGATCTCCGCGCCGGCCTGCTTCAGGTTGTCCATGGCCGTGCTGAACTTCCCCGCCGCGGTCTGCGACAGGCGCTCCATGGCGCCGGCCGCGAAGCCTCCCTCCTGGGCGAAGCCCTTGAGCACGTCGTTGAACTGCTGGACGCTAACGGCCCCGGCTCCGAGCTTGTCCGCCGGCAGGCCGGTGGCATCACTCAGCGCCTTGAAGATGGGGATGCCGCGCTCGGCGAGCTGGTTCAAGTTCTCCAGCTCCACCTTGCCCTTGGCCTGGACCTTCGCAAAGATGGCCGTGATGTCCTCAATGCTGCTGCCTGACGTCGCTGCGATGTCGCCGAGGAACTGCAGCTGCTCGTTCACCTGCGAGATGTCCGTGCCGGCCGCCAGCAGCTGGCGAGCAGCGCCTGCGATTTCCTCGATTTGGAAGGGCGTAGCTGCAGCGAATTGGTTCAGCTGGTCCACCATAGCGGCGGCCTGCTCCGCGCCTCCTGTGAGCGAGATAAACTGGGTCTCCATGGTCTCCAGGTCGGCGGCAGCCTTCACAGCTGCAGCGCCCAACCCGGCAATGGGTAACGTCACGCCCATTGACATGGCCTTCCCCATGTCCATAATGTTGTCGGAGGTCTCCCGTATCTTTCGCTGGATCTTGCCCAGCTCGCGGTTGAACTCCCGGGTGTCCGCCCCTACGCGGACTATAAGGTCGCCAAGCTTAGCCATTTTTTCGTGCTATTTGCCGCAAGATAGCTATGCCATCCGCAGCAGGTTTGGACTTCTTCTCCCACGGGAACTCGATGAGGTCGGTGGGTGACAGGCGCTTTTTGGTATGTGGGTTCAGCAGCATGGTAGCCATCCACCTCGTGCGTTCCCACTCCCTCTGCTCGCGCTGCTCCATCAGCTCGTACATGCCGGTCAGGGCGTTGTTGAACTCGTCGAAGGTGAGGCCGTAAAGCGCCGAAGGGGTCAGGCCAAGCTGGCCCAACCCCATCGCCTCAATCTCGTCCCAATTTACCGGCTTGCCTTTGCCCCGCTTTTTTTTTGGGCGTCTCCGCCGAGCAGGGTGCTGACCGCTTCGCTCAGCTTAGGCAACTCGCTGACCTCGCAAAGGTCCAAGAAGCTGTCCACGTCGTAGTCGAACTCTGCGCCTTCTGCCTTGGCCCCTGCCTCGGCGAAGTAGTACAGAAGCTCAGCGATGACGGTAACGTCGTTCTGGTCGATGGCCGCGATGCGGATGCCGGTGTTCCGTTCAAACTTCCGCCACGCGCCCAGGGAGGCGCGCAGCTGGAAGGTCTCAGTGCCGATGGTTACGGTCATGAGATCGCCTCACGTACTACGGCGCCGGTCAGGTCCATGGTCAGCGACCAGGTTACGTTATCCTCGAAGCCAGCGGTCTGCTCGATGGAAGTGATGTAGCCGGCCACGTCGAACTCCTCGTCACCAACGTTCGGCGTAGATCCAGATCCAACGTTCGAGAATACCGCGAAAACCTTGGTGCCTGCAATTTGGTAGTCGACCAAAGCGTTGAAGCTGTTCGTCGCGTCCTCGGCAAAGTAGCCGCTGACGTTGATAGATGCGGACTTCAGCGCCGGCAGGATTTCCTTCCAGCCTGCGGAGGTCTTGGTGGTGATGTCGCGCACGTCCGTGCTGATGGAGATGCTGCACTCGGTCACAAGTCCGACGGCCGTGTGGGTTCCGTCGGTGGTGCCGGTAAAAAAGCGAATGCTTGAAGCATTCAAGACGCCGGTTGTCTGGGCCATTATTCAGGAGTGTTTTCGGGTTCCGTATCTACTGGGGCTGCGGCCTTCTTAGGCTTCGCGGTCTTCTTGTACTTCTCGTCCTCCGGGTGCGCGTCTACGTGCCCGCTTTCCACGAGCTTGCGGTAGAACTTCATGGACACCTCGACCTGGAAGCCTGCCGGCCAGTCGTAGCCAAAGTCCTGGAGGGGTTGCTTGAGGGTGACGATCATAGTGCGAATGTAAGGAATGCGGGTTACTTCGATTTGCGCTGCGTGATGTACCACTGTCCGCCGATGCAGTGCACGGTGATACCGTCGTAGTGGCGGTCCATCACTGCCGATGCGCTGCCGTCGATGGTGACCGTCGTGTCTGCAGCTGCCGGTCGCAGCGTGAGCGTGCGCTGGTTGCTTAGGTGGTCGCCGGTTTTGAGGCGCACCTCGCGGCCCTCGTTTCCGGCCACTACCGGCAGCCTGAGGGTAGCTGCTCCAGAACCCCCGCCGGAGGCGTAGTTGGCAAAAATGAGGTGGTCGTCGCTGTTCACCGTGAAGGTGGCCCCGTCGGTCAACGCGAGCGTGCGCGGCTCGTCGTACACGGCACCGCGAATGATGAGATCGGGACGCACGGCGGTTACCGTTGGCAGCGTCAAGTTGCCCCGGTCGATGCGCGCCTCGTAGTCGGCCATGACCTTGTACGCCCGCTGCGCCTCCTCGAAGTCCATGGTCTCCGTGGTGTACTGGATGCTCTGCACGTTGACGCCGCTGTACGTGCCGCCCACCCGGTCCAGCGCCAGGCGCACCGCCGAGGCCACGTCAATGACCTGGGTGTAGCTGGTGGAGTAGCAGGCTATCTCGATGCTGGCGGTGTCCAGGGCAGACGGCCCGGTCTGCACGTCGCTCGGGTCGTTGCTGCGGATGTTGTACACGATGTACGGCATGGCCTGCTCTTGATCCGCCACCTCCGGAAAGATGCGCGTGCTGACCAGCCCCGACACGGTGGCGTCATTGCTCAGCAGGTAATAGATGGCTTTTCCTATTGTCATTTCATGTAGCGTGAGAACTCCTTCTGCAACTCACCAATAAGCTTCTGCCGCATCGTGGCGTCTACAGCTTCCATGGCCCGCTGGTGGACCTTGTAGTTTGGGTGACCGGTGCTCTTCCCGCCGAACTGGTCGGGAAAGTCGCCCTGCTCCACGATGTGCGCAAACCAGGCGTCCGCGCTCGCCGCCACCTTCCGCTTCATCGGGTGGTTGGCGCGCGGTCCTGCCAGGATGGTAGGGAATTTCTTGTTGGCTGTCCAGGTGCCCATCGAACGGCGCAGCGTGCCGCGCTCCACCATCACCTCGCTCCCGCGCCGGCGGACGTAGATGGTGCGCTTCGCGTCCTTCACCATGGACTGCGCACGGCGCACGTAAATCATGGCAATCTTGCGGTAGGACTTCTGCACCTGCGCCTTGTTCAGCTCACCAAACTCCACCGCCTTGGCGATGCGCGCCTCGATGTTAGCCAGGCCGTCGATGCGTGCGGTAAACATCACTCGCGGATGGTGCAGGTGAGGCGCAGACCGTCGTTGCGCCCAATCTCTTGGACGGTCTCGATGTTGTACAACTTGCTGTTGTAGCTCACCCGGTCCTTTGGGCTGACGTCCGCTACCGTCGTGCTGTAGCGGATGAGAAAGTGGACCGGCTGCTTGCTCAGCACCTGCGCGCTTTGTATGCTCTCCGTGCCGCTGCCTTCGCGGTAGATGACGTCCGCCCATACCGTCGCCAGCGTGCCCCATGCATTCACCCGCTCGCCGTAGGTGTTCGTGGTGGTGGTGGTCCGCTCGATGGTGATGCGGCTGTCCATACGGCCGAACTTCATGACAGGACGCGGTAGGGGTTGACCAGTGCTTCGAGGCCCATCTTCAGGCGGGTGGTGATTGTGCCCTGCACCTCCTCTGTGCGCGCCTCGTACAGGTGGCCCACCAGCAGGCGCACCGCCTGGATGAGCGGCGTGGGAATGGACGCCTCAGGGTAGCCGATGGTCATGTTCACCTGCACCCGGTTGAGGGCATAGTCGTACAGGTCAGGCGGACTGACGAAGCGGATGCGGGCCGGCTTGCTCACCAGGTCGGTGTAGTAGTGCGTGGCGCCGAGGGTGAGCGTGGTTTGGCTGGTCGAGGTGTAGGTGATGGAGCTGATGCTCTGCACCGGCCCTACCGGGATAGCCACCGGGTACCAGCTGTCAATGTACCCTACCGCCGTGACGTCGCCGAGGCGGGTGTCTGTGATGCTCTCCACGTAGCTGATGGCCACCTGGCGGAGGGCGGTGATGTACGTGTCCTCGTCGCTGTGATCCACGCGCAGGAATGCCTTGAGAGCTGCCACCGTCACGATGTCGTCGAGCGATGGCGAGCTGGTGATGTTGATGGTCATCATGGCCCGAAAGTACGAAAGCCCGGGGGAGTGCCCCGGGCCTTCGCCTATGGTGTAAGGTCAATTAAGACGCTGCAACGTCGTTGCACTTCGCGAGGGCGTTAGCCTGGCGAACGTCGAAATCGAAGAAGCGGTTCACGTGCAGGACGATCTGCGCGTTGCCGGCAGCGCTGTACGGGTCAACCAACAGGTCGATACCTCCGAAGTAGGCGAGGATAGCGCCCTGCTGGAAGTTGCCGAAGAGAACCTGTCCGGTCGTAGCGTCTACGTTGGTGAGGTACGGGGTAGCGATAGCGCGGTAGCCGTTGAACGTGTTGCTGGCGAGGTCGTACAAAGCAGACACCGACGATACTTGCGCCGCGTTTTTCGCGAGCTGGTAAGCGTAGGGGCTCATGACGTAGAAGCAGTTTGCGAGGTCGGCACCGTCAGCGAGTACGGCAGCTTCCATCGCGACAGCGAGGGCGGCGTTCATCACTGTGTTTGCGCCGGCCGTGCTCAAGTCGTTGACCGATGCGCCGTCGAGGGTGTCGAAGGCTTTCGTGTCGATGAACTTGTTCATGGCTGCGTTGAGTTCCTGCGCGATGACCAGGTCCACTGCTGCGCCGCCCTGGAGGAGGAGCTGCTTGGAGTAGGTGGTCTTTGCAGATACACGCTGCGGGCTGAGGGTCAGCTCGTCCATCTCCATGCCCGATGCAGCGTTGGCGTCAACTTCGCCCTCAGCCGTTCCGGTCGGTGCGACAGATACACGTGGGAATTTCAGGTTGCCCGTAGCTCCGTTGATGACAGTCGTGCCCAAACGCTCGATGACAGACGGAGCGATGAGCGATCCGATAGCGCCAGGCACGTTGGTTGGTACAAAGCCTTCGCCGTCGCCTCCGCCGATGGTAGCGGTGAAGTTGTCAGCAGCACCGCGGTACAGGGCCTTCATCGGGATGGCCACTTGGCCGACAGCCTGCAAGCCCTGGGCCCGCATCTCGCGCTGTGCCTCCTGTGCCCATTCTGCCTCGATGCCTTCCAATGACCGGCCGTTGGCTGCGGTCAAGACGGCGCGCGACAGGCTGAACTTGCCATTGAGCTTCTCGATTTCGCGCTCTTCGCCGCGGCTCACTGCCTCACCACCCACCATGCGGGCGACCATCTTCTCGTGGTCGGCGCGGTGCTTGATGCGCTTGTCCAAAGATTCAACCTCGCCGACCAACCATGCAGCCCGCTGCTCTTCAGCTTCTGTGATGGTGCGGCCTTCCTTCTCGGGGTTCTCCACGAGGGCAACGTGCTCCTCGTAATACTTGGCGCGGAGCGCCTTCAGTTCGTTCAAGTTCATGGTTCGTGTGTTAACTGGTGCGAATGTAGCACGTTCAAGATTTACGGGTTCAGGAGCTGTAGCCACTGGCGTCTCCTCGATAGCTTCCACAATTTCTTCGGCCACCTCGTCGCCGGGATCGGGCTGAGCGGCAGCCATACGAGCGGCCACCGTCGTCGTTGGGTAAGCCGGGTAAGTGACCGGGCTGACGTCGAGCAGGCTGCCCATCCGCTTGATGGTGCGCAGGTTCTGCTTGCGGTCCCACTCCTCGTCCTCGATGGTAAAGGCGAAGCTGGACTGCGAGATGTCGCCGCGCTTGATGAGCTTGTACAGGTCGCGCCCTTCGGTGGTGTCCGCCAGGCGTGCGGTGTAGCGCAGGCCGTTGTCGTCCACCTCGAGGTCGAGGGTGCCGTTGGTCGTTCGTGCCAGCGGGACGCCGGCATGGTTGATGAGCAGCCGGACGTCGTCCTCCATCACCCCGTCGAACGCTCCGCGAGCGATGCGCTCGTTGAAGTAGCCGAGGTCGGTGACGTCGTCGAACATGGCAGCGTACCCGCTGATGGTCAGGGTGTCGTCGGAGGCCGCACGGACCTCGCTGACGCGCAGTTCGACCGCATCACCGTACTGGCTGCGGACCTCCTGCTCAAATGCTTCCTGTGTTTTCATTTGCTATTTTTTGCGAATATGCGCCAAACTGCTCGAGGGCGATTTGGTTCACCTG